CGGTTTTCAATTCTTTACCAACACAGGCATTCCCCTTAACGGTGGGTATATCTATACCTACCAGGCTGGGTCTAGCACTCCCCTGGCGACTTACACCACTTCAGCGGGAACGATTGCTAACACCAATCCCATCCAGTTGGGGACTAGCGGACGTACACCACAAGAGATTTGGCTAACTGAAGGCTTTTCTTACAAGTTCATTTTGACCGATTCTGCCAACGTGCAAATTGCCACTTACGACAACCTTTATGGCATCTTGGGAACTAGCGCAGCTGTCACCCCAATTCCATCAGGTGCAATTGTGATGTGGTCAGGTTCTATTGGTTCTATCCCTACAGGCTACTACCTTTGCGATGGTCAAAACGGCACACCAAACTTAAAAGACCGTTTTGTGGTGGGTGCGGGTAATACTTACGCTGTGGGCAATACAGGGGGCTTTACGTCCGCTGTGACGGGTTCTGGCGGCACAAATTTACCGTTGTACTATGCCCTTGCGTTTATACAAAAGAGTTGATATGTCTGACATTGATTTGGTCAAATACGGGGTTCTTTGGCAAAAAGTTGAGTCAATGGAAGCAAAGATTGACAAGATGGAGGCACAACTTGAAACTCTTATTGAACTAGCCAACAAGGGCCGTGGCGGTTTTTGGATGGGCATGGCGTTTGTGTCTGCAACTTCTACAGTTCTTGGATATATTTCTCACTATTGGTCAAAGTAAATGAATGCGCTGGCTCATTCTTCTTTTGTTGCTTGGGCTAGTTGGTGCAGTAGCCAAGAATGGCTGTCACGTTAGAGAGTTCTACGGGATTGGTTACACCGTCCATGACCCTACACAACGTCATAAGGAAATGATGGCATGGCTTGTTCAAAACGCAGAACATTGCAAGTCAACAGATTATGTTGTGATCTGGAACAATCTGTCCGAATGGGCGGGCGCAGCAGATTCAACAATGCTCAGAGGCAAAGTTATTCACGGATACAAAGAGGCACTTGAGCGTGAAAAAAAATGATCCCTCCCCTATACAAATGGTATCCAATGGTGCAGCCAGAGGGCTACCCAAACAAAACAGATGCGCTTGAGCGCAGGGCTGAACGCCTGACAGAAGATTACAAGCAAGCGCTAAAAATGAAAAAGGTAGATGAAAAAATTGATGATCTTGAGTTTGAGTTGTATGTTAAAAAAGCAGAAAGAAATCAACTTAACTTAGAGATTTTTACCAACCGTAAATTGGACATATACGCATAATGGTTACAAAAAAGCCCCCTGCCAAAGTAGCGCCTGTTAAAAGGCGTACACCTAGACCCAAAGCAGAGCAGACAATCAATGTGTCTTTGGCTGCGCCAGCTGCTAAACCTGAAGCCAAAAAAGACGACAGCGCCCTTGGGAAAGTTATTGGCCTGATTGAGTGGGTTGATAACCCTTTCAAGCTGTTTACGGTTATCTTGTTGTCGTTTCTGTTCTTTGCTGGTTACTTTGCTTGGGACTCCCGTCAAGTTATTCTTCACGCCATCACAACTCAGGACAAAATGCCTCAGTTGGCAAAGCAAGAAAATTTACTTGCCCCCGCCCGCAGTTTGATGAAAGATGTTGATGGCATTGTTGTTTTAATTCATAAAGCCAATTTATCAACCAATAGCCGCACAACGGTTTTGGCCTTAAATGCTGATGGCTCACGGGAAAAAGCTATTGAAGGTTCTGTTACTTCATTGTTTAACGCAAGCGCAGACCGTAATGGCGCAATGGTTGCAATGCTTAATGGAGAGGTTATGTGTGAGGAATTCAACCCGTCAAGCAAGGTGGGTGAGTGGGGCGCTAAACAAGGTGTGAAGTTTATGTGCCGTGGCTCTATCCCCCCAGATATGGGTAAGTTTGCGGGATATGTAGCGATTGGATTTAAAAATAAGCCAGAGGATATTGCGGCACTAAAGACCCGCATTAACCTGGCTGCAACTGATATGTCGGAGGATTGATCATGTTTGAAGTTTTAAGCGGTGGTTTATTAGGCTCAATCTTTGGTGGCATCTTTAGGATGGCCCCTGAAGTTTTGAAGTGGCTTGACAAAAAGAATGAGCGCCAGCATGAACTTAATATGTTCAAATTCCAATGCGATTTGGAAGCGCAGCGTGGTCAACAAAAGTTGGCTGAAATAGGCGCACAACGTGAAGCAGCCATTGATGTGGGCGTGATGGATGCCTTTAACAACGCCATTACACAGCAAGCAGAGATGGTCAAAGCAGCGGGTGGATGGGTAGCCTCACTTTCAGCTTCTGTGCGTCCTGTGGTCACTTATTGGGTCTTGTTTGTGTGGTCGTTTATCCATGTTTGGTTTGCATGGAACGCATGGCTTGGTGGCGCAGCTGCTGTTGAAGTATTCAAAACCATGATGACCCCTGACTTTTCTGCTTTGCTATCAGGAACAATCAATTATTGGTTTCTTGACCGTACATTGGCTAAGAGGGGTATATGAACTTAGAGTTGGCTGCATCCCTTTGTCGCCAGTTTGAGGGGTTTAGGTCTAAGCCTTACCTATGCCCTGCGGGGATTCCTACCATTGGTTATGGGTCAACTTACTATTCTGACGGGCGCAAAGTAACTTTGGAAGATGCGCCTATGGATGAGCCTACAGCAAGAGCGCTGCTTATGGTGGAACTTGAGCATACTTACTTGCCAGGCGTATTAAGGAACTGCCCCATCCTTGCAACTGATGAACGCAAGTGCAACGCCATCGTGGACTTTGTTTACAACCTGGGGACAGGCCGACTGCAAACTTCAACCCTCAAGCGCAAAATAAACGCAGGGGATTGGGAGGGGGCAAAAGAGCAATTGATGCTGTGGACAAAAGGGGGCGGCAAAGTGTTGCCAGGCTTACTGAAACGCAGAAAAGCCGAGTGCGCCCTTATTTCTTAGCGTCTTTGATAAAGATACTAAAACTGTCAATTGTGACTTTGCCAAAAGGAAGCGGCTCTATGCGCTTTGCGTAATCGTCAAGGGCATCGTTCCAACCCGCATCGTAAGCAGCGCATACGGCCTCTATGGAGTTCTCTTGAGCGCCTGTCATGCGTAGCAAGTTAACTAAATCGTCTTTGGTCATTTGGGCAGTTCCTTCCTTGGTTACAGTTATTGTTACAAGGTGGGCAAGGTTTGCCTTTGGTGTCTACCCGTGGTTCTAAGAATCCAACAAGTTTGACAAATCCATTTGTGGCCCATGTCAATACCGCCTTCAGGTGGTTTGGTTTCATCACATTTATTACAAGTTTTTAATTTGTGTACTGGTTGATTACCGTTCAATCCGATTGGATACATTGCCATTCTCTTTCATTTCTGCCTGAATTAGATTTAACCGTGTTGCCTGTCAATTCAATCAAGCCTATTATTTTCATTTCGTTTAAGCGCCTGGCGACTTGATTGCCGTCTAGCATTGTCAAAGCGGAAATCCCATCTTTGCCAAGTGGCCCGTAAAACTTGAGGCAATCAAAAATAACCTGGTGATGTTGGGGCGCAGCGTCTTTGATTGACTCAGCTGCCTCAAACGATGTTAAGGGATCATTCGCACGAACTCTAGGGAATTCGGGCATGGCAAAAATGCGTTTAAATGTTTCTTTATAGTCCATGATGTTTCCTAAATTGGTGGGGTACTAACCATTCGTCCGCAAGCAAAATTGCATGGCTTTCCCCCGTTAATCAAAAATCAATGTCATCGTCCTTTGGAAAGCCTTGATCTTCTTTTGGCTTTGGCGTGTTCAGATAGGCCCAACCGTTCCAGCCGCCATCCATCAAAGGAATGTTGTCCAGCTTTAACATTGGCCCGTTTTTGGTTTCAATGACAGACCCAATGTTTTGATAGCGTGATTTTTCCACACCATCTTTGTTTTTGTATTTACCTGAAACAACGGTAATTTCGTAAAGTTTAGACATTTTTAATTTCCATAAGTTGAGCAATTTTTATATCAAGTTCATTTAAGAATTTGACAATTTCTTCTTCCATTAGTCTGATATACATATTGTCCCTTGGGACACGTTTAACAAACAACTGAAGTTCTACGGGCAGACGGTTGTCAAAAGACACAAAGTCACACCAGCTGCGCCCTGTGCAAGCCATTTGAAACTGCATCTGGGTGTTGTACTTGCCTGGCACAGTTTGACTGAGCAAAGTCTCAATGTGCGTGGCGGTGTTTGGACACTTAATCTCTAACAAGCCATCGTCACCAACCAGGCCATCAGGGGAAGCGCCCGCCATGATGATGGATGGATGGGGAACAAACCCCACTTCATCAACCAAGACGTTTTGGGCGACTTCATACGATATGCGGGCAAGCGGTTCTGTTTCAGTTCCATGTTGCATAGCAGCATTGGTAAAACTGTCGCCCTTTTGACCCGTCAGGCGTTCGCACACCAGCTGCGCCATATAGTTGTCCCGAGTTGTTGAGTAACCCGTCTTGGTCTTGGCAAGCACATCAGCCACACGGGATGCGGTAACTTTCCCAATTCGTGCTGCAAACCATTCGTCTGAGCGTTGTTCAATCATTTCTATCATTTTTACTCCTTAGTTTGGCTTCAATGGCTCTGGCAAAGTGAATATCCGTGTGTTGATGGGTAGAAGCACAGTCAGCGGAAATTAAAAAAATCTCATCTTCTGATAAACCAATAAATTGAGGCTTGGCATATAAAGGCTTGATGCTTTTAACTCCAACATTTTTCATGTCCTCATCATCTAGGCTGTGAGTTTCAATAGATGTGTAACCATCTTCTTTCTCCCATATCCACGCCACAGGCTCATCCTTCGCTTCTAGTGCGGCTTTAATGGCAGATATGGCTTCACGCAATTTCATATCTACATTGTGATAACGCCATGCGCTTTGAGGCGGGTCTGATGTAAGCACCATGTTATGTGATGAATTTGCTAACTTGATTGCCTCCAATGCAAGGCGTAATGCTTTGTCTTTCATAATTTCCCCTTTGCTTTGTCTTTGGCTGCAATAACTTTCTTCTGCCACTCAGAATCACCGTTACAAGCGGCATAAGCGGCTTTGTAGGCGTTTTTCAGACTGTCTTGATCGGTAGATGCCTCAATAGCCGCTAAATGGTCTACAAGGGCGCTTTCATTGATTGTTGGCGTAATCACCGTTCTGCGGCTGGCTGCGTTGCCATCGTCATCTTCAGGGGCTATTCCGCAAGCTGCCATCAGCGATCCTCTGCGGGCATAGGTCAAAGCGCTCATGTGTCCCTGTGGGTCTGCTTTGCTTGCAGGGAAGTGCAAAATCCCGCATTCCATCATTTCGCCTGATTCATGGACAAACATGGTTTCAACCATTACGCCATTTTCACAGTCATAAGATTTCTGCACCAGGGCAATGCCGTTGTTGTTTAAAGCGTCTAGGACAGCTTCAACGCAAGCGGATAGGTCAGCATAGCGTGACTTGAAATGCGGGTTTGTAGAGGACTTTAAAGCAGGGCCAAACGCCTTTTGTGCTTTGACCAATGCAGTAGCAAGATTTTTCATGTTTCGATTCTTTCAATTTGTTTAGCAACTAACCATTTATCCCCAAGCTGGCGCACAGATCGCACCCATTGGCGCTGGTAAGAACGGATAACTTCAGGCGGTGCGTCATACCGTGAAAATATGCGTCTGACTTGTTTAAGAAATCGTGTGTTCATTTATCCCCTCCAGGCTAAAAGTACGCCAATGCCGCCAAAGATGATGACAGCTAATGTCCACTCAATAAGTGTTTGAATAATCTTAGATTTCATTTTGTTCTTTCAGCATACGAGCGTGGTGAATTTTGGTTTCAGACATGATGTGTTGAAATTCTGATAAAGGCAGATCACAAGAAATGTTGTCACCTTTTAAGTTAAAGACAAACACATCAAAGATTTCCGCTGTGTTGTGGTCATGGGGCATATTGATTTCTGCGGGGTAGTAGTCATAGCCAACTTTGACGTTCTCAAGCGTTGTGCCATTGTCATAAGACACAACGTCATCAAAGTAATAGTGGAGTTTAAATTCAGTCATTTGGTTTCCTTAGAGGGCCGAAGCCCTGTTTGGTTAATATGGGATTAAGTTTTGAGCAATGGTTTTTTTTGCGTCTTTTAATCTGGAAAAAGTCCAACGAAATTTGCCATCAATAAAAATTTCCCAACTGGATGACAATGTGTTGCAACGAAAACCATAGTCCTGAACACGAACAATGGCGATGTTGCCCTGGGTAAAAACTGTTTTGCGGTTCATGTGCAGCCCCTTAAATGCGTGAAGGCTGTGTGCCAACTAAGTTGCCGTCCATAATGTTAAATAAAATGGTTTTGGCAACATTAAGGGTTTGTCTAGCACGTTCTGTATCGCCAAAAGCCATCAATTCTTGAGCGTCAGACATAAGGCCAGCAACAACCATATTGCCGCCTGTAAATTGATAAGTAATAGATTCTTTGACAGACTCAATGTAAGAGTCAATATCATCAAAACCATACATGGACACGTTGCGGCTGGATTGTGTAGAAGTTGTCATTTGATTTCCTTAAAAGACCCTGTGCGATTTGCTAGGGCATGATGTGATTGTAAGCTAGCTTAATAGCTAAATACTAGGTGCTTACCCTTAAATTTGCGTAAAAAACAACAAATAATTTAAGTATTTGCTAATTTTTTTGCGTAAGCGACAGCCTGGTCAAACATGGTGGGCGGGTAAATTCTGGTTGTTACCACTTGTTCTGCGTCTGTGTCGATCAAGGTAACTGCGTAACCTTTTTGAACCTTGGTCACCAGGGAAGCGATGCCATCCAAAACATTGACAAATGTTGCGACTTGATTTGAAACTTGAGAAATAATCATTTTGTTCCTTTGAGGGGCTTGCGCCCCATTGTTTAAGCTGCCAAACGTCCAACAGAGTTGAAACCGTAACCGTCATCACCTAAAAAGGCGACACGGGCCAATGTGGGGCTAGGCTGTGTCTCACAGAAATTAAGAGCAGAAACCCGATCCATGATGCGTCTTTGATCGTTGTAATCAATTGAGTCAGCGATGTAAGCGCCTTGGCAACCGTCTTTTACAGCTGGCACTTGCAAACCGTAATATTCGCAAGCTGCTTGCACAGCTGCTTGCATAACTTCCACAGTCAATTCACGCCTAACAAAAATGTAGTTAGCGCCAAAGCTAGTCTCAACACCGTCCAGACTGCTGTAGTTGTAACCTTTGTAATCGGTCATCCCGTCAAAGTAAGCGCCCTCAAACATTGCCACAACATTTTTGACAGCATCGTAAGTTGGGCCGTTGGTGTAGCTGATGTTGATTGAAGCGCCCATGCTGTATGTGCTAGAACGCACAGAGAACCGAATGCCAGGGAAAGACTCTTTGAGAGCAGCACGAACTAATTTTGCAGTCTCAGCGCATGAAAGATATTGAGTGGTCATTTTTGATTTCCTTTTAAAAGACCCCGAAACGTCAGGGCATGGGTGAATATTAAGCTAGCTTAACTGGCTTGTCAAATGGTATTTATAAAGCCCCCTTAACTTTGTCGGGTATTTGACTATTTGTGTAAGTTGGCTTAATATGTAAACATGGATAAATTGCAAGCTATAAAAAACGCTGGGTCTGCAAAGAACCTGGCACAGCTGCTAGGCATTACCAGAGCAGCCATTAGCCAATGGGGAGACACAGTTCCCCAGGCTAGGGTGTGGCAATTAAAAGCATTGCGGCCTGATTGGTTTATGGTTTAAGATTGTTTGAAACACGGCTAGGAACGGATTGATCCCCGTTCCGAAAAGGGTTACCACTTCTCCCCTGCCGCAGTTTCTTTTAAGTGGTTTTTTAAAGTGGAAAAAATATGCTTTTACAGCCAAAAAATTGGGCAGTCTTTCAGCACTACAAAGACCGTTGTCCCCCTTGGATAAAACTTCATCGTGATTTGTTAAATGACAGATCATTTATGCGCTTGCCTATTGCTAGCAAGGCGCTTGCACCTATGCTTTGGTTGCTTGCAAGTGAGTCAAAAGACGGTGTTTTTGATGGCTCATTAGATGAACTGGTGTTTAGGCTGCACATCACCAAAAAAGAATATCAGGATGGAATTAAACCATTGATTGATAACGAGTTTTTTATACTTGTCAGCGGAGTGATAGCAGAACGCAAGCAAAGTGCTATCCCAGAGACAGAGGGAGAGACAGAGACAGAGAAAGAGACAGATACGCCAGAAGGCGTTTCAGTTGAAGTTTGGAATTCTTTTGTTAAACAAAGAAAAGCAAGAAAAGCACAAATTACTGAACGAGTAATGAAGTCAATAAAAGAGCAAGCAAAAATTGCTGGTTGGACTTTGGATAATGCTTTGAATGAAATTGTTGTTCGTAATTGGCAAACATTTAAATCTGATTGGGTTGCTGTTAAACCAAACCCTGCCGACATAGTAAGACTTACCGTTCCATCGTCAAATTTGCCTGACCCTGCTTTGCAAAAAATTAAAGCTGATGAAAAAATAACCAGACCGCCAAGCCTGATTGAACTTGAAAAAATGGCTCAGTTAAGGAGAAAGGCATGACACACCATGAAGCAACAGCAATTCTTAATCGGGTCAGAGAAGGGCAACAATTTAGCCACTTTATCATCACAAGAGCGCTTGAACTTACGGGAGACTATGAGGCAATCGGAAGCAATGGAATGGATCAGGCGATTCAAAAAGAAAGCGCTGGAGGAAGGCAGGGGCGAGGCCCATTACTGGTTTCAACAAGTAATAGCTGACATTGCCAAGAGGCGAGGCCAGGCAGCTGCTGATGAGTTACGCAAACGAATGAACGATATAAAAAATAAAAAATGATTTCTATTATGTTTACTGTTTACGGGCATCCCGTAGCCAAAGGCAGACCAAGGTTTTCAACCAGGGGAAAATTTCCCGTTGCTTACACCCCTGAAAAGACAAAAACCTATGAAACCGAGGTTGGAATGATGGCAAAGGCAGCAATGGGTGCTTCACAAGCCCTAGAAGGGGCATTAGAGGCGTTTATTTACGTTACCTTTCCTGTCCCCGCCTCATACTCAAAAAAACGCATAGAAGCCTGTTTAAGCAATATTGAGAAACACACCAAAAAGCCCGATTTAGATAACGTGGTCAAAGCAATATGCGATGGCATGGACAAAATTGTCTTTTTATCGGATTCGCAAATCACATCAATTCACGCCACAAAGGTTTACGGGGAAGTGGCAAAGGTTGAAGTTATGGTGAGGCAAGCGTGAGCAATAAAGTTATTTACGCCCTTTTATGTTTATTGTTAATTGTCCATTGGGGATTGGTTGCTTACTTCATAGGATTTAAATTATGATTGTCACCCTGCACAACAGCCAACAAGCCCATACTGTTTTAAAAGACTTGTGGCCCAAGATCAAAGAAACACTCCAAGCTGGCAAGCAGCTGCGTTTGGAAGTCAAAAAGGCTACACGCAGCACAGACCAAAACGCCATGTTTCACAGTTTGATTGATTTGGTTGCTAAACAAATGAAAACGGCAGGGTCTGCCTGGTCATCAGACGATTGGAAAAGATTATTGATTGATCAATGGGCGCATGAAACAGGGCGCAAGATCGGCAAGGTTGCCCCAAGCCTGGACGGTGAAAGGGTTGTGCAGCTGGGAATGCAAAGCCACAAATTCACGGTTGAGGAAGGCTCAGAGTTTATTGAGTGGTTATTGTGCTGGATGGCAGACAAAGGAATTGAAGCATGATGTGTCCAGTTTGCGGAATCCGCAACAACAAAGTCCTAGACACAAGAGCAAATCCTGAATTTATTGCCCGAAAGCGGCAATGTGAAAACGGTCACAAATTTCAAACCAAAGAATATGCAATATCTGAAACATCAGTATGTGAGGAGTCAAAAGCTGTTGAAACTAGTGGCAGCTCTCTCTTGTCAAAGTTGTGGCATGGACAATGGCGTTCAGGCGGCCCATAGCAATTGGGGCGGTGGTAAAGGAAAAGGGATTAAGGCAGACGACAACCTGGTGGCTGCGTTATGCCTTAAATGCCATTATGAAATTGACCAGGGGGCACATTTATCCAAAGATGAGCGCAAAGAAATGTGGCTAAAAGCCCACAAAGCAACGATTGAGGCACTTGGAGACAGATGGCCTCCAGAAGTGCCAATCCCTTACTTACCTTTGTGAGCCTTGTCTAAGCCTTGGGCCTCATGCTGCTTTAATTCCTTTTCCACAGCCTTGATGCGTGACATTTCAGAGCGATGCTCAGAAACCTTTTCGTAGTGCATAGGCTCACGGGGAGTTTTAGACTTTGCAGGGGTGATGGTAAATTTTGAAGCCATGATAATTCCTGTTAAAATGGTGGTTGACATTGTGCCATATCGGACATAAAGTCAAATCCATAAATTCTTTGCAAGGAAAAATCATGGGAAAAGCTGATACAACAATGGCTAAAAGCACAACTGGCGCAACACCCCCTAAAGGTGCTGAATCGTCTGACCGTACAGGCGAACGCATGGAAAAAATGCGTGGCGGTGTGGCTATGGGTAAAGAAGATAAGATGGGTGCTGATCACCAGTTTAATACTGGCAGAACAAACGGCATCTGCTACACCAAGACCAAATCAGAGTACCGTTAAAAAATGGCTGTCTCCCTGTCCTCCATGATGGGGATGGGACAGCCAGCCCCTGATAGGGCAGTTGCCCCTACCAACCCTATTGAACAGGCGTATTTCCAACGCTTGATGCAAGCCTATCCGCAATTGATTCAGGAATATGCAGCGCATCCTGAGTCAAAGGGTGGACGCATTATTAACACAGACGTAGCCAGGGAAATGTCCCCTGAGTACAGAGCAGACCGCACAAAGTCTGCTGATGTGCATGAACCGTCTAGCGCTTTTATGAAGCAGCTGTATGCGGAAAAGCTAAAGAACCCCACACCTAAAGGCATGGATAACACCGTTGTCTTTAGTGCTGGCGGGACAGGCGCTGGCAAAACCACAGCGTTAGATTTGTTGGAAAGTGTCGATCCCGCCTTAAAACGGTCGGAGATGATTTACGACACAAACATGAACAAGTTTGAATCTGCTGACAAAAAGATCAAACAAGCATTAGATGCCAAGCGCAAGGTTCGTATTGTCTACACCTACCGTGACCCAGCTGAAGCGCTGGAGTTTGGCGCTTTGAGCAGAGCCAGCCGCATGGAAAAGGAAAAGGGTTCAGGCCGCACCGTCCCCATTGATGAGCATTTAAAAACTCACATTGGCGCACGCAAAGTCATTGAAGAACTCCAAGAGAAATACAAGGGCAACCCCAGGGTAAACATTCAAATTGTTGATAACTCCAAAGGTAAGGGTAAGGCTATTGCAAGCCAGCTTGACAAGCTACCTAAACTGGAGGAGAATGAAGTTCGTAGGAGGTTACATGAAACACTTGAGCGAGTTAGAAGCAGCGGCATTGGCGGCAAGGAGAGAATCTCTGATGCCATCTACCGTGGAACATCAGGAAAAGTTCGCTGATTACAAAGAAGGCAGAACCTTTGATTTAGAAAACAAGGGTTTTGCTGAACGCCTGGCTGCGGGATTAAACAAAGCAGTTTTGGCTAGTGAGGCGAAATGATTGAGAAATGCGAAATTTGTAAGTTTTTTCGTGACTCTCAGATTATGGGTAGTTGCAGACGTTACCCAGTATTACAAAACAAACACGCTAACGATTGGTGTGGCGAATTTGTAGTTGCCATCATCCGTGAGGAGGATGTTTTACCCGTCCTTGTGGCGGGTCTTTTTTCACCCAAAAAACGAGGCAGACCAGCTAAACATGATAAAACCAATGAATGACCGAGTGGTGATCAAGCCGCTTGTCAGAACCCTGTCAGAAATTATTTACGTCAACAACAAAGAACCCTTTAATGAGGGAACGGTTGTGGCAGTAGGCCCAAAGGTTTATGAAACCCAAGTGGGTGACTTTGTTAAGTACGGCAACGGGGATTATTTGAACTGGCCCACACAGAAGATTGACGGGCAAGACTATCAAATTATTCAAGAAGCCGACATTTGTGCAATTGTTGAGGAGTAATCATGGCGACTAAACCTGGCCTCTATGCCAACATCCACAAAAAGCAAGAACGTATCGAACGCCAAAAGGCCGAAGGCAAGCCCGTAGAGCGCATGAGAACGCCTGGCACAAAAGGCGCACCAACAGCTGCTGCATTTAAACAATCTGCAAAAACCGCTAAAAAACCTTAAACTGGAGTAACTATGAACAAAGAAGCAATCAACAAACAAATTGAAACCCTGATGAGCCAGGGCAAACAACTGGAAGTCCAGCTGCACATGATCAACGGTGCATTACAAGACTGCAATTATTGGTTGGCTGAACTGGATAAGCAAGCTGAACCCACAGAAGTGACAGACGTATAAAAATGACCGAAGAAAAACGCCCTGTTGGTAGACCATCCCTTTACGATCCTAAATATTGTGAGGAAGTGATAGCCTTGGGCAGAATCGGCAAGTCTGTTGAGGCAATTGGTGCTATTTTGGGCGTGGGAACTAAAACTTTATACAACTGGCGTGACGAAAATCCTGAATTTTTACACGCCTTGGACATGGCTAAAGAATTTGAACTGCAATGGTGGGAAGATATTGCCCAAACCCACATGATTGAGAACAAAGAAAGCGACAAGATTAACGCAACGATTTGGTCACGATC